TTTTTGAGATTATTTTATTATTTTGTTACAGGTGATACTACGGTATTGGGGACGGGAGGGCACCTCCTCCCAGCTTAAAGCTGCCTTGCGTTGTTGGTGTTTAAAAACACCTAAAGTGTGTGGAGACAGGAAATTTAGGATCATATACAATAGTGATCCTTCTGAATTCTGCCTCAATTGCTTCTTGTTTTGCTGGTTCTATTCCAAATGCTCTCCAAAAGGAGACACGTGTTATTGTTGGAACTGGGCCGTAGCTTCGTTTCATGCCTTTGGAAAGTTTTTCTAGACCTGTCTCTTGAGAAGGATCATTTCTGAGGGGCTTAGAACCTTCAGAACTTCTGATAAAACTCTCGTAAAAGTCCTGCAAAATTGGTATCTTTCCCGTGAGAGAGATACCTCCTTTACCGACAGCAGAGGTCCATTTCCTAAAGATTCCAATGGAATCTAAGGGTTTAATGGACATGCAATCCTTAGCTAGACTTATCTTGGGTTGTCTGACTAAGATAGCACCTTCGGGAGTTAAGACGGGCTGAGCTTGACAAAAAACAATCTCCTCAAATACAAAAACTGGATCCTCAACTTTCATATTGAATCCGAGTTTAAGGAAGTCTTGGGACAACGTTGTTAGTTTACTTAGGTTTTTGCGTTCCATTATCAGAACACAATCGTCTCCATCATTGACTAATCGATACTGACTTGGACTCATACCGACACTCATCATGAATGAATAACCATTCATGCACATAATGAGGCAGTTGCCTAGTGCTGTATTCATATCTCCGGAGGCTCTTGTACCCGTGACCGCAAAACTAACTGCTGCACCTGGGACCCTTGCCTTTCCTACGTTTTTGATTTGCCATCTGAGCAGCTTGGCCAGTCTCTTATTGCCCGGAAAGAACATCATATAAAATGAATGTTCTATCTCGAGCATCTCCTTACTGACATGCTGATCAAATCGAGAAGCATCTAAGCCGACTGCAACGGGGTCTGTAAAGGTGTCCCAATGTTCTTTAAGAAGGTTTCCCCTCTTTTGAGCATTGAGCCCTTTAGCTATAGTAGTTGCACCAAATATGTCGGCTACGATATTATACACTTTATGCTCAATCCGTTTTATGAACGGACCAAGCGATACATGATAGCGAGGATCACGTGGGCTGATTCCTCTAGGTACTGGATTAGATTTAGCAGTAAAGTTGGTTTTCTCCACTTTCAAGAAATACTTAAGTATCGAGTCTTTCTTTACTAGTGGATTCCCATGCAATGATTCTAGCGCCTTCTCATAAATAGCTCTTCTGCGTCCATCATAGGCCCCAACAAATTCCTTGTTGGTTAATGGGGAGACAGGATGAGTTTCTTTTTTGAAGGCACTTATGAACTTTGCACAATACTGTTGAACGTGTTTCTCCTCTGGTTTGGGAGGGGTGACAAACCCTTCTTTGCCATCGGAGACATAAAAAACACGTTCTTTAATCGTCCTCACTATCGATGTTAAGTCGGTCCTATACACATTAAAGTTGACATTTGGAGCCAATCCTAAAAGGTGATAAGACTTTCTTGTTTTTGCTCTCTTCTTCGTTACGTCTACAAACGTACGCACACTAAGATTCTCATTTTCCGGTGCTAGAGATGCTTGGCACTGGAGAGAATCCTTCATTTGCAGACATGATCAATCGGACCGCTCAACCGGTTCCTGGATCTTTCGACCCAACCAGTTGAACAACCACTTTCTCCCTCTGGAGTAGAGTGGTTGTTGGCTGTCCAATCGTTCTTGATACTCGGGCTGGAGAGTTAACTCTCTAGCTCTTACTTCATCACGAGTAGGTATTAACGAGAATTTAAGAGCATAAGGTAGAATTGCACTTTGCACACTCTTCCTTATATTTCTGGAATTCATATATCTAACTATCCATTCACGGTTAACTATAACTTCCGCTTTGGTAGGTTTATCACTGACATAGATTTCCAACCTGCATAACCTGGCAATATGCCCAGATATACGCGGGATTTGATTTGGTGATTTGCTGAGTAAAACTCCAATTGATTCTCCTTCAAGATCCTCGTAAGGATCATTGAAATCATCAAAATCAGTTAGAATTTCGGCTGGCTTTCCCTGCCGTATATAATTTTTATTCCACCATAAGGTGAATTCGCGTTTGATTCCCAAGTCCAGGCTCTTTAGGATCCACTTGTACCCGCCAAGTTTCCCCCAAGCTCTCCTGGAGAATTGCACTAATTCCTCACTCAAATCATCAATGCTACCGTCAAGTGATGAGAGTGAATGTGTGAATGAATTTTCATAAAGCGGATCTGAATCGGGTGATCCACAATAAGGCGAGTCTGGATTTAATAGGTAGTTGTTGTTCATTATTTCCTAGGCTAAAAATACGTAAT